TATTACTGGTTTTACAACCCAAGCTCTGTATGTCAATGTGAACACTGGTAGCGGTAATGTCGCTAACACTGCAACCATTGCCGTATATGGCGATGTAGTAAGTTTCTAATATGTCAACTATCTTCGTAACTAACAATTCTGATAAAAAGCTCACCGATGGCTATGCTGGTGTGTTTTATGAGTTTAAAAAAGGGGAAACCGTAGAGATTCCCGTTGAAGTAGCTCGTCATGTATTTGGTTACGGAGAAAGTGACAAAGAACCGTATTTGGCAAGGCTAGGATGGGTGATCTCCCGTAATGACTTAGAAAAGGGTTTAGAAATCCTTTCTCAGTGGGAGTTCTCATCCGAAGCACCCAAAAAGAACCAATCGTTATCCCCGTTGGTGGAAAGAGTACCCCTCCCAACCTCACGGAAGGGCGGGGGAAAAGTCCTTCAGGCGGTAGCATGAACTATGGATCGTAAATGGCAACCTTATCGAGCTACATTACACAAGTTCGTAGATTGCTCCACGATGCTAATGGAAACTTTTATACTGACCAACAGTTAACTGATTACATTAACGAAGCACGGGAGCGAACAGTACGAGATACAGGCGCTTTGCGTGAAGTAATCGTTACGCAAGTACCTTGTCAGGTCGCACCAACAGCTACAGTAAATGGCGCATCACCAGCTTACCCAACACAGTGGGTGGCTAATACTGCCGTCACTTCTGGGCAGTTTGTATTTAGTAATATTTATATTTATCAATATGTTACGAGTGGTGCTTCAGGATCTTCTGCTCCTCCATACCCCCAAGCAACACAAAACAATTACAACAACTATCCTCCAAGCACACCTTTTGCAGACGGTACGGCTACCTTGCAATATGTCGGTAATGCGGAGAATATTTCGTATGCAGCGTTAACTAATTTAGTCGGATCTAGCCCACTTACGCCTAGTTCTGGCAACACGATTTTAGATATTATCAATATCAATCTGTACTGGGGAAACACCCGTGTACCGCTTGATTATTTACCTTGGTCAGATTTCAACGCTAGATTGCGTTTTTGGCAAAACTATATCGGCAGACCATTGTGCTTTAGCATTTATGGTCAAGGACAGATTTACATAGGACCAGTACCCGATCAGGTGTACCAATTAGAGATTGACTGCGTGGTATTGCCTAATCCGTTGTCATTAGCTGCATCTACTACGACAGATACCATCACCGATCCTTACTTTACCCCTGTGCAGTTCTATGCTGCCTACCTTGCTAAGTATTACGAGCAGAGTTTTGGTGAAGCAGAAATCTTTAAGCAGGAATATCAAAAACACGCTCAATCAGTACTGAATACGGTATTTACCCGTAGAGTACCTAGCGTTTACTCAAGTCCATATTAAGACATGGCTGCTGCGGAACAGAAAAAATCGTATCAGGTCGTTAAGCAATTTAAAGGGCTTAACACTAAAGCTAACCGCACAGCGATTGATGAAACTGAGTTTTCATGGATTGAGAACATTCAGCCAATTGGCTACGCTAATGCCAAAGTTGTGCCTAATACCAATCCTGTCACTATTGGCAACGCTACCGTTACTTTTGCTAATACGGTTACTTATTTGACATCCATGAACATTGGTCTTTATGACTATGTGATTGCGTTTCAGCAAAATGGATCAGCCCAGTACTATCGCATACAAGACAATAGTTTTGGTAATGTGGCTGTAGCTGGCACATTTAGTAATTCTGGTGTGGAAGCTACTCAGTGGTACAACGACAGGATGTTGGTAATTGATCCCAATAAAGGAATGTTTTCATGGGATGGTAACAATACTGTCACTATTGGTGCAGTCGGTGTTATAGCTGTCACAAACCCAGGATCAGGATATACCACAGCTCCTAGCGTAGTGATTTCAGGACCAGATCAAGTTGGTGGTGTTCAGGCTAATGCTACTGCATCCCTAGTATCTGGTGGCAACACAGTAGGATCAATTAACCTTGTAGTGGGTGGTACAGGCTACACCAACGCTGCAAACCTGACTGTCACACTTAATGGTGGCGGTGGTACGGGCGCTAAAGCTATTGCTGGAATCCAGACTTTTGCGACTGGCACTGTCACAATCAATGTGGTGAACGGTGGCGCTGGCTATATCAATTCCGCCAACACCGTTGTATCCATTACTGGTGGTGGCGGTACAAATGCTGCTGGTACTGCGGTTATTAGCGGTAACACCGTAACTCAAGTGGTCATGACTAACCCTGGTACTGGATACACCAATACGGCTAATTTAGTGGTGAGTATCTCTGGTGGCGGTGCAACAACTCCTGCGGTGCTATCAGGCGTAGTCAATTCACAAACTAATAGCTCTATAGCGAGCTTTTCAGGGCGTGTTTGGGTGGCAACAGGGCGAACTGCCACCTACTCTGCTGCGGGTCAATACAGCGACTTTACAAGCGTTTCAGCGGGTGCTGTGACGCTCACGGACAGTACTTTACATGGCAACATTATTCAACTGCTTTCTGCTAACAACTTTTTGTATATTTTTGGCGATGATTCCATCAATGTGTTTTCTGATGTGGTCGTTAATGCGTCAGGGATAACCCTATTTACTAACACCAATGTGAGCGCATCCGTTGGTTCTAAGCGCCCTAATGCCATTTTCCCGTACTTCCGTTCCGTTCTGTTTATGAACGATTATGGCGTGTACGCATTGGTCGGTTCTACTACCTCTAAGGTTTCAGATGCTTTGGATGGCATTTTCCCCAATATCGACTTTGCTAGTCCTGTTTATGCTGGACAAGTATTGATTAACAATATTTTGTGCGCTGCATTTAATTTTAGATATTACGATGCTACTTTTACGCAAAGCTATCGTTATGTGCAAGCCGTCTTTTTTGAGAAAAAATGGTTTATCACTAGCCAGGGTAATGATCTTGCCTACATGACTTATGTACCTGTAGGTGGAAAACTGACGCTATTTGGTACACGATCTAACTCGTTGTATCAGTTATATGCAAATAGCACTAGCACGATTAGTAGCATTATACAAACTGCCTTGATGCCGATGAGTGATCCGATACGGACCAAGCAAGCAACGAAGGCAGCAATTGAGGCAACAAACTCAAGCAACGCAGTAACTTTAACGGCAACAATTGATACAGAATCGGTGTCTGAACCATTAAATCTTTTATCTAGTTTAATTTATTGGACCAATAAAAATTTTGTAACAATTTCTTGGATTAACAACGCAAGTGCCGTTGTAGGTTGGGATGCAAGTGGCTACCAACTCTTTAAGTCAGACGCTTCAAACTATGGAAAATACTTAGGACTTACAGTAACATCCAACAGTGCTGGCTTTATCTACAACGGCTTTGAATTTGAACATGAATTGAGAGTGAGGTTCTAACATGGGTGTACCCTATACATTCGCATCGGCAACAAATTCGATACCCTTATCGCAACTAGATGCCAACTTTAATACCCCAGTTACTATCGGTAGCACTACCGTAGGATTAGGGAATACCACTACTACTTTAGCGGGTTTGGCTAATGTCAGCACTACATTGTTAGTAGCTACTACAGCAAATGTGACAACGCAGAATGTTACTACTTCAAATTTAACAAATCTCACAGTTACCAATGATGCTTCTATATCAGGTCTTACTGTTGGTAAGGGTGGTGGTGCACAAGGTTCAAATACTGCTTTTGGTTATCAAGCTATAAATGGTACAAATAGTGGTAGCGGACAAAACACAGGGATTGGTTATCAATCTTTATTTACCAATACAACTGGTAATGGTTTAACTGGTATTGGTTCACAATCTTTATATTCAAATACTACTGGTAATGGGAATATTGGTATTGGTGGTAGCACTCCTTTTGTAACAAATGCTGCTTTATATTCTAATACAACAGGAAATTACAATACTGCTTCAGGTAGCGGTGCTTTAACTGGAAATACCACAGGTTCTAGTAATGTGGCACATGGTTTTCAATCACTTGCATCAAACACCACCGCATCTAACAACACAGCAGTAGGTTATCAAGCTGGGTATACAAATAGTACTGCAACAGGTCAAACATTTATTGGTTATCAAGCTGGATATACTTCTAATGGAAACTACAATACTTGTATTGGTGAAGCGGCTGGTTATAGCTTAACAACTGGTGTTGGTAATTGTTTTGTTAGTTCAGGATATAGTGCTGCTGGTTATACAGTAACAACTGGTTCATACAATACTGTTCTTGGTGGATTTAATGGTAACC